TCATTTTCTCACTCCAAAATCAAGGTACCAAAGCCTCGGCGTTAAAGTTTTGGTCAATGTAAAAGTACCTCGTCCATATTGATTTAAAGTTTCTTGTTTCACTGGCTCTCCTACTTTCAGAACACCTGCATTTTCCAGTCTGCCTTTAAGCCATTTCCCTAAAATTTTCAAATCGCCTTCAGATCTGAAATTTTTACTGTAATCCCCGCTAACTTTACATTTAAATGACCAGCCATCATCTGTAACCACTTCGAAAATTGCATTATCTGTCTTAGCCTGCGGATATCCCTCTTGCGATGTAACATCTTTCGGTACAATAAGTTCCACTTCATACCAATGTCTCGGTTTGACCAGACCATTTTTCGCTTCTCTGCCTTTTCCAAAAAACACATTGAGATTACTATGAGGAGAAACCTCATGCGGCTTGATTGGAATATCAAATGACGTTTTTGTACGAGAAATCATTACGGATGAAACATCATGTGCTTCAACTTTTTTCACAAGCTCATGCCCGTCAAGCAATGGATTGATTTCTTTAAAATTATCTATTTCCAAATCTCTGATGTTATCTGTTGAAGTCTGAACAAGTTGAGTGATGAAATTATGCATTTGCTCAGCCATTGATTTGTCATCCAACAGAACAGAACTTTCATAGACTCGTGCACCACCGTCAACAATACTGCTTAAATTATTTGAACCAATTATTCCAGCAAATGCTCCTTGAGCATTACTGTAAGAGTATAGTTTTCCATGATAACGAAACGGTGTTACCAATCTCACTTCACCACATTTGTTTTCTTGAAGAAAATCATTTAAGTTTAATGCTGCATTAAACTCAACTTTTGTAAAGCGCTCTAGATAATGCATACCAATGATAAGATTTAACATCTTTAGATTATTCAACTCAATCAGTTTCTTTAATTCAATCAATGAATCAGATGTAATATATCCCACCGCAATATCTAATTCCGTCGCTTTAGGTAACGTACTATAAAACATATCTGAAAAAGTATGATGTTTAGTTTTCATGGGTGGATAATTTGAAAATAATAGCTCCATCCGCTTCACCTCCTTAGTTCATCTGCTCTGTTACATATTCTAATCTTTCTTTAACAGTCATCTCTTTCATTTTATCATATTCTGACTTTAAGTCGATGGCTTCATACTCTCCTGTGAATAATGACATTAAGCGTCTTGCAACTGCTCTGACCCCCACCGGAGGAACAGCATTTCCAATTTGTCTGCGAACCTCTGTTACACTGCCTTCAAAAATAAAATCATCTGGAAAAGTTTGCAATCTTGCTCGTTCGCGATTGGTTAATGGCCTTGCTTCTGGATAATGATACCCCCAAGTTCCGCCACCGCCAGCTGCAATTATTGTCTTAGCCGGCTCATCCAGTTTTAATCTTCTATAAACATGGCTGATCATTCCTTTTACATAATATGGACTGTCTTCAGGAATATCTCTAAAATTACCGCCCTCTGGAATAAGCTCTAGCATTTTTCTTGTTTTCTCTTTAATATTTACCAATTCATTGTTATAAGGAATTTTTTCGGCTCCCTTAATTGCTTCTCCTGATGAAAAATAGGGCAGTTCTTCTCCTGGTCCATGAGTAGGGCGCGGATGAATAAAGTTAAATCCCGTATCAATTCGTATACCTACAAGCAGAACCCTTTCTCTAAATTGCGGTACCCCATACTCCGCAAAATTATAAAGATGCGGTTTTACAACATAGCCTGGAGCAATGCTTTCAAAATCCTTAATTATTGTTTCAATAGCTTTTCCTTTATTAGCTGTGATAAGTCCTTTTACATTTTCCGCAACAAACGCTTTTGGCTTTTTTGCATCAACAAATTCAGCAAAATGACGAAACAATCCGCCTCGTGTTCCATTAAGTCCAGGCTGTTTCCATATAATAGAAAAATCTTGGCATGGGAACCCGCCCAATACAATATCACACTTAGGAATAGTCTTGTCCGTATAAGGATTGATTTTAGTTATATCTTTAAGATGAATCACATCTCCGAAATTTTTAGCAAAAGACTTCACTGCCCATTCTGCAAAGTCATTAGCCCATATTGTTTTGTATCCTTCCATATGAAATCCCAAATCGAGACCGCCACATCCAGAAAATATGGACACAATTTTGGGTGCATCCGATTTCTTGTTTACATCAATCATTTTAGTCCTCCGAAATTACATTGTTTTTATCTTGATTTTCAAGTACCAGCAGTGAATTGACATCACAGCAAAACAATTCACATAACTTTGCGATTGTTTCAAAATCTATTCTGGTAACACGGTCATTATATAAGCTACTTATTGTTCCTCTTGACAATCCAGTTTTTTCATGAACATCCTTTATTGAATAACGTTTCGCTCCCATCAAAGTGGAAAGATTGCTTTTAAGCTGCATATTGTTTAGATTGCCTCCTTACCAGGTATAAAATATCAGAAGATACTCTGTTTGATTTTCAACTTTTCATGCATTACAGTATATCACTGATTCAAGCTTTTGTAAACAACTTCCTGTTCATTTTAAACATAAAACTATTCACACGCAAATAAAGGAGCCTGTGAATATGGCATTATAGCAACATCACAGGCTCACCCCTTAACTCTTATAAGTCAATTTCAATTTCCAATCCAGATTTAAAAATCACAATCCAGTTATCCTCATATACCAGAACTTTTTCTACCAACTGCCGTACCAGCTTATCATCATATTTCACTACTTCACTGCTTTGTTCTTTCAAAAAATCTGCCATCCCAGTGATACGCTGGCGTTTGGTATGCCGTTCAGCATTGTGTTCCAATGTGTCATGTTTCAGTTCTCGCAGCCGATATATTTCATCCACCACCGCATCATAATCCTCTTGCGAATTGGCATATTGAATAAGTTTATTTTGCAGCTCCTCAAGCTGACGGTTAATGGCATCGGTATCTTTATCAAATTCTTCGCCAAAAACTGTGGCAATGTTACTTATCAATGTATCAAGGAATTCATCCCGTTCAGAGATGGTTTGATTTATTGCCTTCAGTACAACATCCTGCAAATCAGATTCCAATATAGTCGGCGAGGTACATTCAGAACCTTTTTCCTCCAGCCTGCTGATACACCGCCAAACAACCGACTTCTTCCCTCGATTATTCCAATGCACTCTGCGGTAAATCTCACCACACTCACCGCAAAACACAATGCTGGAAAGTGCATACTTTGAACTATAAACCCGCTTGTTGCCATTTCCCGTCCGCAGGTTAGCACGACGAGCAATTTCTTCCTGTACCTGCATATACAAATCCCTCGGTATGATAGCTTCATGGGAATTCTCCACATAATACTGCGGAACAATGCCATTATTGACCACTCGCTTTTTAGAAAGAAAATCAACTGTATATGTCTTTTGGAGCAAGGCATCACCAATATATTTTTCATTCTGTAAAATCTTCTTTATAGTTTCCGGTCTCCACCTTGGTTTGTTTGCTGCCGTCAGTATCCCATCCAACTCCAAGCCTCTGCCAATCTCCAGCAGGCTCGCTCCCTCTAAATATTCACGGTAAATCCTTTTTATGATTTCGGCTTCCTCCGGCACGATAATCAGCTGCTTATTCTCATCTTTCGTGTACCCCATAAAACGATTATGGTTTATTTGCATCTCTCCCTTTTGAAAACGGAAAGCAATACCCATCTTTACGTTTTGGCTGGTGGAACGTGACTCCTCCTGGGCAATGGAAGCCATGATAGTAAGCATAAGCTCCCCCTTGCTGTCTGTGGATATAATATTCTCTTTCTCAAAAAACACTGGGATATTCTTCTCTTTCAGCTGCCTCGTATAATTCAAGGTATCCAGCGTATTCCTTGCGAACCGGCTCACCGACTTTGTGATGATATAATCCACCTTTCCCGCCATACAGTCCTCAATCAAACGGTTAAAATCCGTCCTCTTTTTCGTATTAGTTCCGCTTATCGCCTCGTCTGCATAAATTCCGGCAAATTCCCATTCCGGATTCTGCTGGATATGACTTGAATAGTGATGGACCTGTGCCTCGTAACTGGTAAGCTGTTCTTCATCATCGGTGGAAACTCTGCAATAAGCCGCCACCCTTAATTTGGCTTTAGGCTTACCGCTTTCCGTCGCTCGGTTCTGCGCTCTTGCTGGTATCACTGAAATATTACGGTTTTGCATCTGAAATCAACTCCTCTCCGAACCGTTTATCATTTATCAATACAAACGCTGCGACGCCGTTGTGGGCAACCTCAATCCGTTTGAGTATCTTCAACATAAATTCACCGTTAAATTCTGTAGGTATATCCTGTAGTACGGTGACCAGCTTTTCAGTCTGGTAATCAAAATCATCAATCGGTGTCTGTGAGTAGGCATATTCTGCCTGTTTAAATGGGTCATCGTATTTCTTCTCAATATTAGATTTTTGCTTTGGCGGTTCTGCTGCTATTTCAGAAACATCAATCTCACTGACCATTTTCATAAAAGCGTCTTCAAATAAGTGTTCCGGTATCATCGGGCTATTGCAGCACACCCTCTTTCTTACCAAACGCCTGCCACATTTCCAGCGTTCTTTTCCATCTTCCAAATAGCGCCGATACCCACTCCCACATTCTGAACAAAAAATTTTACCCCAAAAGGGTGATCTCTCTGATTTATCCTTGGCAAAATAGTTCTTGTTCCTGCCAAGCGCCTCCACCCGGCGTTTCCTTTCTTCCCGTGCCTTGTTCCACATTTCTTTGCTGACAATAGCGGGATAAAAGTCATCTCCCATATAAACACCGTTATCAATCATTCTTCCGAGTGATGCGTGGCTGCTGCCAATACCCGTTTTCTTTCCCGCCGATACAAGGGAAGAGCCTGACACATATTCCGCAAACAATCGTTTCACTTGCTCCGTTTTTGTTTCTTCAAAGACGGCTCTTCCTTTTTCAATCCGATATCCATATGGTATATGTGCCATTATCTCTCCATCCTTTCTCTCAAAAGTAATCCGCATTTTAAGCGGAAACCAACTTCTGTGGGTGAAAATACAGTAATTCCTTCTGCAAATCTTGTGAAAACTTCGTCATTGTAATCTTCCATAATGCCCGTCTTATTCAAATACTTCAAAAGTTCTTCTGCCCCACGGATAACTGATTGCTCACCTTCCATATTGTTCTGAATGGCAGCTTTTTGCGTCCTCAACCTCACGATTTTCATCTGCAGTGCATTGTTTCGCTGATTAAAAAGAGCAGGTTCCAAGTAACCTTTAGACATAAGTCCTGTCAGCACTTGTACCTGCTCCGAATTTTCCTGTATCTGCTTTTCAATAGCCATTAACTTTAAATTATTTTCATCTCCTTCACGGTTCCCTAAAGCCGCAATCAACGGTTTTAAAATAACATTTCTTCCGCTGAAGAGCCTGTTCACCATGGTAATGAAAGCCACTTTGATGTTCTCATCCCTAATGAAAATCATAGAGCATTCCCTGCCGCCCGTATCAATGTGTTTGTTACAGCACCATGCAATATATTCGCTCGATTTTCCCGGCATATGAATACGTCTCTTAAATGTGCATCCGCATTCCCCGCATAAGATGACTCCTGAAAATGCATAACGGTTATTGTATTTCCCTACACCCTTTTGGATACCCTTTTCTTTGCCGCGCTGATTCAAAATATGTGCAGCCGCTTCAAAATCCTCGCGGCTGATGATTGCTTCGTGTTGGTTTTTCCAATAATACTGGTCTTTCTCGCCATGGTTACAATGTCTGTTAAAATTATCATCGGTATATGTTTTCTGAAAAAGAACATCTCCGATATACTTTTCGTTTACAAGAATTCCCCGGATAGTGGTAGCTGACCATCGCTTTCCTCTTAATGGAAGAATGCTGTCGTCGTTTAGCCTTTCCGCTACAGCCCTCGTGCCTCTTCCTGCAAGAACCTCTGCAAAGATACGTTTTACAACAGGAGCCTGTTCTGGATCTGGAACAATGGTTTCTCCGTTATAATCGTAGCCATAGGTCGGGGTTGACAGCTTGAAAGTACCGTTTTCAAAACGGCGTTTTACACTCCATTTACTGTTTTGGGAAATGGATACCGATTCTTCCGCCGCAAGAGAACTCAAGATGGATAATATCAGTTCACTGTCCATCGTTCCGGTGTTTATATTCTCCTTTTCAAACAGAATCGCAATGCCAAGGTCTGTCATTTTGCGGACGATTTCCAGGCAGTCGGCTGTATTTCTTGCAAATCGGCTGATGGATTTTGTAATAAAAAAATCTATCAGCCGATTCTCACAATCCCTTATCAGGTTTAAAAGTCCGGTTCGCCTTTCCTTTTTTGTTCCGCTTATACCCTCATCATAGTAGAGGCCGGCAAACTCCCAATCAGGATTAGACTTGATAAAAGATGTGTAGTGCGTGGTCTGATTCTCAAGACTTAAAAGCTGATCCTCGTTATCAGTTGACACCCTGCAGTAAGCCGCTGCCCTAAGTTTGTCATGCGAAAAATCAATACTCGGTGATGCGTCAATTTTTGTTACTTTTTTCACCCGTTCCGCCTCCTTTCTATGTGGTACATGATACCTCTGAAAGCCCGTAATAGCAAGTAAATCAGCTCATTAGAGGAGCTAATTCCGGCGTAAAAGATATGCGGTTTAACCGGTCTATTTTTGTGTATTCTTCCTGTGTAATCAGACCTTCCGCCAGCATCTTCTGAAGGAGCTTTACAGCCCGGCTGTAATTAAGTTCGTTATGAAATTGTTCCTGTGACATAAACAATACCCCCTATAACTGCAAGCGGCTCCCTGAATGAATCAGAGAACCGCTTTGTCATATGAATTTTATGTGTTACTTTGGAATCTTCAAAATCTGACCGGTGACAATCGTATCTGAAGCCAACCCGTTCAACGTCTTGATTTCCGGATACCTTGAACCGTTCCCGAGCTTCGTCGCTGCAATTGTCCACAGTGTGTCACCTTTTTTTACCGTGTAGGTATTATAAGAGCTGCTGCCAGAATAAACTGCATTGCCTTTTTCGTTAAAAACAGAATATCCGGAGTTTTCATCAGCGCATTGTTTGGCATTATCCAGGATCTTGAATGCGCCTTTCTGCGACTTGGAATCACTCCAGCTTTTGCGAACACGATACAACACTGCAGATGTTTCCGGCACTGATATTCCGGCGCCACCGCCGGTCAACGCATCCTTAACTGCTGCGCGGAAAGTATCCATGCTCTTGCCATGCTTGGGAAACCAGTGCATAACGTCAGCATGATTGCTGGCAATTCCTCGTTTATACCCTTCGCTGTGGCAGATCAAAACACCGTCTTTTGCAGGATCGAGATTGTATAGTTTACATAGGCAGGCACAGAGTTCCACTGCCTCCTGATAAACCTTGTTAAAATATACCGCATCCCCCAAACCATCCTCACATATTTCAAATGAAATGTGGGTATTGTTACCGTCACCGCCGCAATGCCAGCCCCTATGAGTCCATGGCAGCGTTTGGTATGCAGCAATGGAACCATTCGCCAGCTTGCCAATAAAGGCATGGACACACACCTGTTTGCCATCCGGATTGGCCTGGTTCCAGTGGTTGTTATTCTGATTCACACCGAGCAATCCGTCATCGGGACCGACATACCGTTTCAAATTCGGATTATTTGCACCGGTGGAATGTACCATAATTCCCCTTGGTGTAATTGTTCTGCCCGCAATATAACAGGCATTTTTTGTTAAGATTAACTTTCTCAAATTCATAGAAAAAATCTCCTTTTCATAAAATTTAAGACGGCACAAGCCGCCTTTTATTGTTGGTTGTTATCGCCGTCATCACTGCCGGAACCGCCCTTGTTATGAAGCTGTGCCAAAATATCACGCAGTTTATCCGGTATGGGTAAACCAATCCGCGTGGCGTTTTCCAATAAAGATATCCCCTCGTTAGACAGGTAAAAGAATATGACTGCCGTCCTTACCACCTCACCGCCTCCAATGAGCTGATGGTCAATCAGGTTCCCGATCGCCACCATAACAAAAATTAACACTTTTTTGAAAATACCCCTGAAGCCGATCTCGCTGGATAGTTTCTTGTTAATAATGGCACACATTACGCCCGATGCATAATCTGCTGCCACAAAGACGATAAGTGCGTATACAAACCCGTCCATCCCGCCTAAAAACCACCCTAGCCAACCGCCAAATGCAGCGAATGCCACTTGTATTCCGTTCCAGATTACTTTCATTGCTATACCTCCGTTTCATATTTTTGTATCTATATAAAACGCCTGCCGGAAGACAAGCGTGTTGATTTTCACCCAAAGGTGATTATTTTTTCAGGCTCCAGCCGTAAACACCGGGTATCCAGACATTGGCATCCACATCCGATATCCATACAGTCCCGTTATACGAAACAACATCGCCTTTTGCATAAGCGTCCGCAGCTCCGAGCGGCTGTACCCAAAGAGGTATACCGCTATCTGTAAAGCCGATCCGCTTGAAAAGCGATGCCGATTTGTCAGGCGTCCAGTCTGACTGACTGGTGTGTGCGGTAAGAACTGAATAGAGGACTGCATCCCCATTTGAATCCTCACCATATTTTACAATCATTCCCGGTTTGTATTGCATGTCTGCCGCCCATTGCTCGTAAAGGTCAGCAATAGAAAGAGCTTCTGCTTCATCCAGCGGCATAGCCTGAACAAGAAGTTCAATCGCCTTTCGGAATTGAAGCGCAACGGCCAGTCTTTTATCCGTCATTTGTATTCACCCCCAATAATGCATCTAAAATCACAAGCAGCTCTTCCCCAGGCTGAAAGGAGGTTTCGGATACGGTAACTGCCTCCGGTGCCTGCTCAGACGGAGATACAGGGTTGTTCGTTTTTGGCTCGGTTTGCATGATTTCCATTTCTTCATTTTCCATCCGTTGCCGCCTCCTCAAATGCGTCAAAAAGCGCATCATAGAGCTGTGCTGTTTCCCCGTCAAGCTCCTCGTCGTAATCGTCAAGGATCTGCCGCATCGTTTCCAGATGCGCCGTATATGTGCCGCCTTCAATTTCAGCCGTTTCGGAAAACAGCTTCTCACGCTCAGAGAGATATTCCCCTGCTACCACGCTGCTTTTTAAAGTAAAACTGCCGTCTTCCTTAACCGTAGGATTGCCGCCCTCATCAAGAACGGCATATTCTTTGACCAGTTCCAGTTCGCTTTCATGCAGACTCGTGTATGCCTCCGCCGCAAGCATAAGGAATTTTGACCTTGCCCGGCTTTTTTCACCTTTTAGCTTCATCCCCTGAAGAAATGGGATGAGCGGTACAAGATACCTGTTCTGTAATTTAATGTGCATAAAATAATTCTCCTTCCTGTTATGACAGCGACGTACTCATGGATGACAGACCGGTACCGGAGTAATACGACCATGAAATACTTCCGTTGCTGCCGGATGTGATGGATTTAATCCATCCGTTGTTGAGATAGGAAATCAGCGTATTCACCCGGCTGATTAGTTCCCCGACCCGGCTCATCAGGCTTGTGCAGCTGTAATAGGTACCGTTCGTGATGAAATACAGATGCGTTGTGCCGAACGTGACGCGCGAATTTCCCCCGGTATGGCTCCACGACGGGTATGTAGCGCTGCCCAACGTGTTGTCGCCAAGATAGACGCCGCGCCCGCCGGATGTATACAAATTGTAGCCGTTCAGCCACAGGTTCGTTCCAAAATGAATGCCCGTACCGTTTCCTAAAGAATTTCTCGGGTCAAGCGTAAGAAATCTTGTATAAGTCCCCGACGTTCCCGACCTGTACGCCCATGTCACATAATCACCCTGACCGTTCAGATGCGTAGCAATACCGCGCTTGGCCGTATTAGATGCATCGCTGCTTTCGCCCATCATGCCGACAAAGCGTGTGCCATAATAAAAGTTCATACCATTGGAGTCGATATATCCCTGCAGTGTATCGCTGTCGTACCAGCTTATCCTTGTCGGCGTAATCCGGATGCTGCTCGTCCAGCCTGCAAGCCCCACCTGAATAGCATTGCCTGCCAGCTTGTCGGCTGTGATCGATCCTGCCGCAATCCTCGCCGCTAACAGTGTGCCGGTCGTAATCTTAGCCGCGTCAACAGCAGCAATCTTGGCACTCTGAATGGTGGCGTCGGCAATCATGGCATTTGTAATAAATCCGTTCGCAATACTCAATTTTGCGGATGTAATGGAACTCGCCGCAATCCTGTCGGCCGCAAGTGTCCCCGTGTTGATTTTTCCTGCATCAAGGTTTGCGATTTTCGCATTGGTAATCGCAGCATCACCAATCTTCACCGTGGTAATGGCGGCATCCTGTATGTTTGCACTGCCTACGGCCAGACTGCCGATTTTAGCGTTTGTGATAGCGGCATTTGCAATTTTCGCCGTGGAAACTGCAAGATCAGTGATTTTCGCTGTTGTAATACTGACATCGGCTATCATTGCCGTCTTTATCACAGTATTATCAATCGTCGTAGTACCTGTGATGTGAACTTTATTTCCGCTGATGAGTATGCCTTCTGTCGATACGTTGATCTGGTTGATGATATCGTTTTTAGAAACACGAAGATTAATCAGGTCTTTTTGCATCAGCAGCGCCGAATAAAGCGTGACCGTCTTTGTATAATCCTGCCGCACCGTCCCCGTAAAAACGTTCCCTGTATAGGAATCAGGCACAATCGCAGTTGCCGCACGTACCCGCATTTTTTCACAGTTTGCCGGAACTGTTATGGCTCCTGACGAGGATGCATAAGATATGAAATCAGCATCCGTATCATAGTAAAAATAAGCCATTGAAACGCTTGTTCCGTCCATAAGCTGTGCGATATATCTGTCGCCGGAATTGACATCAATATACCCGCTTCTGAGGTATGACGCGGAATCTGCATCAACACCGGTCGAGGTATTAATCGAACCTCGTTCCCATTGTTTCACTTTGAACGGCGTACCAATCGCACCCGCTGTTTCACTTACGGTTATTAACAGCGTATCCGTCGTTGCCTGAAGTTTCACCATATTTGTCAGCGTAGTCAGGTTTGTATAGCCGTTTGCCGTATCCGTGGCTAACAGATAACAATTTATCGAACTTGCTGAAGCAGCCGTCGTTAAACGCACGCGCAAATATTGTGCGTTTGCAGGTACGGTAAACGGCGAGGTCGAACTCCCGACCGTGACATAGGAAAGGAATGTTTTATCTTCCTTATAGTAAAATAGGTAAGCGGTGCCGTACACCGAGTATGAACTTGCGCCCTCGTAAGTCTGAAGCAGGTATTTGCTGCCCGCCTTCACATCCAGCCAGCCGCTTCGCACATAGCTTGTGCTTGTTGCTTCCGCACCGGTGGATGTTGATAGATTCCCTTGCTGCCATGCCGTTTGCAGAAGGTTCGCACCGGCGAGGTCATTCACAATTTTACTTTGTTCCGCCAAAGAGAGCGTAAAAGAATCCGCCTGCTGAACAATTGCAGATTCCGCTGTCGTTACCCGTCCCGTCAGCGTATTCAAATCAACCTGACTGGCTTTACCGGCAATCTGTCCGGCCTGAACTGTTAAGGATGTCTCGGCGGCAGAAATACGGCCGGTCAGGGTAGTAACGCTGCCGGCATTCAGCGAGATGGATGTGGCATGCTGGCTCACGGTAGTCTGCAGGGATTCGGCGGAGGTTTTGGCTTCCAACGCCGTCACCAGCGAATTGTTCAAAGCGTCGGCAAGGGCAGGCGCAGAGTAGGTGACAGCCCCGTTGCTGTATGTGACCGCCACCCGCGTCCAGTAAAATTTACCGCTTGACCATGTTGGGACAGTATCGTTCCAACTGCCTCCCGATTCGGCGGTTTTTGAAGTTGAGAGGTAATACTGCTCCCGCACCGCCGTGATGGTGGGTGCGTCCGCACCAGATGCACCCGCGGAGCCTGTTTCCCCCATATCGCCTTTATCGCCTTTCGCACCGGCTGCTCCTGTTGCTCCATCCTCACCCTGCCGGGCGGTGCTGTAACTTGTGACGGTACTGTTATCCTGTAAGGTAATAAGGGTGCGCGTCCACAGAAACTGCCCGGCACTTACTGCGGGAACGGCAGATTGCCAGCCGCTTCCCGGTGCTGTCACACCGTTTATTGATACCGCGTAAGTGACCGCCGTAGCTTTTACTGATTTGTTGTAGGCATTGACCGCCGTGGTATTTGCAGTCGCCGCCTGCGAAGCGGCATTGCTCGCGTCATTCAAAGCGGAAGCTGCATTATCAAAAGCCTGATTTGCCTTTGTAAGTGCATCCTGTGCGTCTGTTTCGGCCTGCTGCGCCGCACTGAGAGCATTCTGTCCTGCCGTAAGCGCATCTTGTCCCGCCGCCTTTGCACCCTCGGCAGCCTCCTTCGCTTCCTCGCCTTTTTGGTATGCCTGACTTGCGGCAACAGCAGCATCCTCACCGGCTTTGACGGCTTCTTCCGATCTGATTTTAGCTTCTTCCGCAAGTACCTGCGCTTCCGCAAGTTCTTTTTTGAGTTCCTCCTGCGTCAGATCATTCAGAAGCGGATACCACTGTATGATTCCATCTCGTATTTCATATACCCACAGTTCTGTCTTGTCACCGTTTTCCCGAAACCATAAATCACCGATGCGTGGATTCGCCGGGGTTGCGGAACCATAAAAATTTGTATTTTTTCCATTCGCAGACTGAAGGGCATAATTCGCCTCTTCCTGTACCGCTTTTAAGCCGGTTTCCACCCGCTTGATATCCTTTGCCACATCCGTAAATTTCGGTTCATAATTGCCAAGTGTAATGGAAATGTATGCCTGTAAGAACGGATCATAACGATAACTAATCATCCGTGCCTCAATTTCAAGACCGTCACCTTCATGCACAACTATAACCGTATCCCCGATATTGATCGTTTCGAGCGCCGCAAAATTCTTGTATTCTTCCGTCTCCGCAAGCGGTGCGAACGCCACGGAGTACGTCGCCTTCGGTAAATCAATGTAATTTTCGCTGTATTCCTTTTTAGCAAGCGTCCGAAGCATCGCATATGCTTCAGGCAGCGGCACCGCATCCTCGTCACCCGCACGGTCACCAACAGCCGCTTTCACCGATTCATATTTGATGATGCGGATTTTAGGTTTAACATAATTTCCGATCAGGAGACTGTCGACGTACTTTTCCGGCAGGAACAGCCCGTCAAAGCCCTGTGGCATAATCCTCGTGCAGACTGATTGGAAATCAACATCGGAGGTATAACCCTTGAGATTTTTCTTGTCCCGGATGCTCACGCCGTTATCGCTGCCGCGTACCGTTTGAATATAAATATGGAAATTATCTCGGATAATCTCGCCGCCCCAACGAGACAGAAACCCGTTTTCAAGCCCATCGTCAAGAAAAATCGCGGCAGGATTGAGCCTGACCAGCCGCGCCGAGTTAATAGCGGAGATATTGGACGTTCCGATAAATGAGTGTGCGTACTGTGTTGCCGAGAGAATCTGCGTGATGGCCTGCTGCCCATTTTTGTTGACAACGAAAGTATCTTCCACGAGATTATCCACGAGGTCATAAAAAATATGGTATGCGGTCACATGTATAAGCCCCGGCAGGCTCTTTTGTATATACGCTATCCGAAATAGCTGTGCGGCCATGTCCGGAACGGGACATTTCACGATACGTTCCGGCAGAATTTCTTTTGCATACGATACACCAATCGGATAGTCGAACTCCAGCATGTACAAGCCGTTCAATTCTTCGGTGACCACAGGGGATATGATATGACCGTCGAGGATATACAGGCCGTTATGTAAAAAATCCGTCTCATTTTTGCTATATAAATTGATCATAAATACCGCCACCTCGGTTCTATCTCTAACTTTGTTATGCCCCCGCTCCATGTGACCGTATTGCTGCCCGGGTTTAACACCGGGAAAACTCCCTGCATCTGATTGTTCTGCGCCGTGCTGCCTCTGTAACAT